TTTCTATTCCGATGCCCTTTATAATCTGGGCAAATTTTTTTCCTAAAATTCTTAGAGTCACTGAAAAACAGCACCAGTTCTGGTGTGTCCCACATGAAGTTGTTTTTAATCTTTGACAGCTCACGCTGTACGTTGGACAATGCTTCGGAAAACTTACTGATGACAAGGATCACATCCTCGCCAAAATCAATCTCATCTTCAGCACCGGCGCATGACTTGTAAACTATGTAGTCTGCGTCAATTAGTAGTTTCATAATGTTCAATAGCCTCTTCAGCCGTGGCAAAGCCACACTGTGTGTAAGGTTCGAGGCCAATGTCCTTACCTGGTTTGGCTAGATATTTATCAGCCATGTCAAATACTTCCCAAAGTGAACAGCCAGTTTCATCCATAAGAAACTTGAGTGCACCTTCTAAACGATTAGCTGCTGACCAGATGTGTCCACGGTACAAAAGAGTATCATGGTCATGATCACCAACTGGTTTCATTTCAGACTTAGTACCAAATGGTAGTCCAGTGAATGCACACGTGTCGGTTTTGTGCTTACTCATTTTGTAGGAATTCCTTGCTTGACGGTGGCCACACTCTTTGTGGAAACGTTTGGAGGTGTTGTTAAATGTGTCCTTGTGATCATAACCCTTGCAGTGAAAACAGAGGCCAATTGTTGGATGAGAAAAACCTGTAAATCCTTTGTAATTCAGTTCGTTCTTGATCTTTTTGCCGTTTCTGGCAAGAATCCTTTGACAAGAATGGTGTGCATAAAAACAATTACGAACATTATGGTACATAAGAGTTGAGTCATCCCAACGCTTACAGAGAGCACATTTTTTAATCAATGGACCTCCGACCAATCACGTCCTTGTTTGGCTTCTGCACCGATTGGGAGGCGGAGTGAATAGTATTCTCCAGCCGCTTTAGCGCTTTGTACCAGGGATGTTGATAGAGATTCGGCGTGTGCGGGGTCGCACTCGAATTGTAATTCGTCATGTATAAAGGCAAGCTGTGAGCAGCACAGCTCTTGAATAACAGTGTTTGCATGGTTGATGACCATCCACCGCTTCGCAATCACACCGGCTCCTGATTGGAGCAGATAGTTCAAAGCTTTGTGTGGACTGTCAACTTTGATTTTTCGTTGATCTATTGATCGAACATAGCCCTTCTCAGCTGCTGCTTTAATAGCCTCCAAGAGCTGGGCAAGCCCGTCAATCGCTTCCACAAAAGCTGTGCGAATCTCTTTACCTTTGGATTTAGCTCTAGTTGGGCTGAGAGAGGAGTCATAACTTAGTCCAATTTTGGCATCGCCGGCACCATAGAGGAAGGCGTAGGTAACGGTTTTAACTGCACGTCTGGAGATTCCAATTTTGTCGGCATTGACTTGGTGAATGTCTCCATTAAGGAGAATGTCCGCATAAACTCCGCCATCAAAACGAGCAAGGTAGTGAGCAAGCATGCGGAGCTCAATACCACTAAGGTCCGCACCCACCATGATTTGTCCGGGGGTCGGTTGAAAGAGTTTTCTGAATTCGGGGTCACTTTTAACTTGTCCAAGGTTAGGGTTACGGTGTGCGCATCGGTGTGTGTTAGTTGCGACGGAACAATGATGGTGAATTCGTTTAGCATTCGTACATAGCTTCAGCCATGCGTTCGTGCCTTCCGAGATCATCCCCAAGCTCTTCGTAATATCGAGACACTTCAGAAAGTCCTCGGCTATCGTAATCCCATCTGAGGCAATCTCTTTCAAGATAACTTCGTCGATGATCGGCTTCCCAGTAGGAGTCAGCTCCTTCGGTTTCCAGCCATGATATGTTTGCAGGATCCATGATATATGGTCGCGTGATGTGGGATTGAGGTCTTTTAAGCGTGTGAATGGAGCGCCTTCGACATAGCCTTGGGTCCGATTATTTCGTTTAGGAGTAAATAATGATCCGGCAACGAAAGGGTACCTGTCGCGAAGTAGTTGATAAGTTTTTTCAAGTTCGGTTCTGAGAGTCGATGCAAGTTTCCATGCAGCGCGTTCATCAAAATACCATCCATGAAGTTCCTGTTGCGTAAGAATTTGTGCAACCTGATGTTCTAGCGCGACCCACTCAGGTAGGGGTGGAAGTGATCGCATAATTTTTTAGTTACTTGAACGTCTTGTATGCAGTAGTCCTGCATCTCTTGAGACCAGTTAGCCCAGTCAGCGTCCTTACCAAAATTGCCTTTGTATTCAGACAATCTGTGACCGTACGCTTCAAGACTGTGACGACCGTAAAGCTGAAGTGGCATGTTCTCCCACTTGTGCTTCATGTCTAGGTCTCTCATATCCGTGTGATACAACCGCGAGAGAAGAAGGGTATCGACAACCAGAGCGGTTGGTTGAAACCACGGATAGATTTTCTGTAAGCAGGGTAGATCGTACCCGATGATGTTGTGACCGGCGATGACTTCAGCGTCTTCCAATCGTTGAACGCCGCGAGTAATGGGCTCAGTATCGCCCTCGTCGTTGTATACGAGAGTCTTGTCATTCTCTGAGTCGTAGATGACCAGACAGTGAATGCGGGTAACATCATTAAGAAGACCGTCGCTTTCCAGGTCGAAGACCAGCATTTTTCCAGTGGTAAGTTTTGTCTACAAATTTAGCACGTTCCACCATTTCAGGGGTTGGTGGTGTTGGGCGCCGCAGATCTAAGTCGGTATTAGAAATCGGTTGCCGGATTGAAATCGGGTTGAGCTTCATGTTCAATAAACTTACAGGTGTTCAGGTCGTAGTCGAGTTCTCCAGCGATACCAACCTCGCCAGAATATCGATTCTTAAGGATTCTAACAGTCGTACGGCTTCGTTCAGATCCGTTCTGTTGATCTCGTTCGAGCGCAATACATGCGTCGCTGAGTTGAGCGATTGAAGCAGATCCCCTGAGCTGTCCGAGTGTAACTCTAGCACCCTCTTCATGATTGACATCTGATGTAGTTCTCCGTAAATGTGAAACAAGGAACAATGATATACCAGTGCGTTCAACAAGTGAGCGCAGCTTGGTCATGGTTGTGTCGATCATCCTACGTTCGTCACCGTCAAGCCCGCTGAGCAGGATGCTGAGGTGATCAAGGAATACAACACGAGTTTCAAGACCCGATGCCATGTACTCGATACGTTCGTAGATGTGATCAGGATCATAACTCCCGAAGCCATCAAACAAATGTAAGTTCCAATTGGCAATCGTGCTGTCGAAAGCTTCAGTCAGTTCAGCTCGGCTGTGCTCACCCAAGTGTAGGGATTTACCAACCTTTGCTGACATCAATCCGAGAGCTGTACGACGGTTGGATTCTTCAAGTGCCAGGTAACCGACCCGTTCTCCTTTACATAGCAGGTGAGTTGCGAGTTCACGACAAAAGGAGCTCTTTCCGATCCCGCTTCCAGCAGTAATCGTAACAAGCTCACCATACCGGATCCCGTGTAGTTTACTTTGCAGTCCTTGAAAGGGGTACTCATGATCTGATGGTGGTGACGGTGTGGTAATGATGTCGAGCAAGGATTTTGCATCGACAATGCCGTCTGGTTTGTATTGTACGTGCTCGTAATTACATACAGCACGGATAGCCTCGTTGTCTCCAGCTTGTAGAGCCTCTGAGGCGTCCTTGTAGTCCTCTAGAGCACCGATGAAAACCTTGCCAGGTGGTAGGACACCGGCAGCCTCGTTGGCAGCCTTCTGACCGGCTTCATCGTTATCGAAGAACAGAACAATCTTGTCGTAATAATTGACCCATTCGTAGTTGTGTTGGATAGCTTTCTTTGCAGCAGGCGCACCGTTCGGGATAGATACTACATCCCAGTTTGGTTGAGCCTCCCACACAGACAGAGCATCCATCTCACCTTCTACGATGACTAGCTTCTGTTCTTTCTTGGTGGTTTTGTGACGGAAGTTTTGCATTCCGTACAGGGTTTTGACCTCGCCTTCACAACGGAAGTCCTTGTCTTTAGTTTTTATCTTTGCGCCGAGAAGTGATCCAGCGCTGTTGTAATAATGGAAGCGTAGCTGTTCTCCATCTTTGTAGGCTTTGAACAGTTCACAGGTTTTTTCTGAGATTCGTCGCTTCTGCAGCCGTCCAGCTGAGCCTTGTAGGTTGACATCTCGCATTTGATAGGTTGGTGTTGTGACTTCATTGCCACTGGTGTGTGTAAAGCACCGGAAACAAAATGCGTGACCGTCTGAGTACAAACTATTTGCATCAGACGATCCGCAGTTATCGCACGGCATGTGCCGTACAAATTCAGAGTCGCTCATAGGAGCCACTTAATAGGTATGTTAGAGAATGAGCACCAAGGGATGTTGTTTTTATCGCACCACTTGGCGTAAGTTGTTTTACTTTTTTTTGAAATTGTATTGTAGGGTGCCTGGAAGACCATGCGTAGGTCAAGGTCAGGGTTCTGTTCCTTAACTGTTTTGATTTTCTTCCGGTCAGCACTGTCCCAATACCCTTTGCACTCTAGTATAACACCGTTCGGAAGAACGAAGTCAGGGCAGTACATGTGAGATATGGTATATGGGACTTTAGAACATTCGTACTCGTACTTGACACCCAGCTCAACGAGAAGGTCAGCAACCTTTTCTTCGAGTCTGGATCGGAAAGCCATCAGTCATCCATGTGTTTTTCAATGATGGCTTCAACGACATCAGTAACAGCACGTTGCATTTCGTACTTGAAGTCGTTTTTATCTGCCTTGTAACGAGTAACGCAGATCGGAGGCAGCTGGATGTCCAGCGTGCCCTTGTACACACCGGTCACCTCATCACGAGAGACGGTGTATTGGAAATCAGAAGTCGTCATCGGGTTCACCTGCATCGTTGGAAATGTTGGGCTCGCCAACTTTGAAGCCTTCGGTTTTACCGAACAGCTCAGCCACATCGGTCTCATCCATATCTCCAGTGTCAATACCGGCAGAGGATGCGAGCGAGATAACCTGCACAGCCTTAAGCTTTAGGCTAGTGCCGTAAGTTACACCATCCTTGAGGATGTAAGGCTTCTGAAAGAATGCAAGCTTGACTTTAGCGCCGCCATATAGAGGGGTATCGGTGTCTTCAATGAGAGTGCCCTCAGTGTCAACCACAGGTGGCTTGGTTTCGTCATTCCATGTGAATTTTACAGTGTACTTACCTTCAGCAACTTCTTCCCAGGGTTCAGGCTTGAGCACGGAACGCTTGGGGTTCTTCAGTTTTGATTCAGCCCACTTGATGGACTCTACGCGGTCAGCTTCCAGCTGGTCCACGATGTCTTGACCGACCACAGCCATGAGCTTGTAGCCGAATTTACCGGGTTGCAGTACAGCTTGGTAGCCTTCAAGGACCACGGGCTGTTCAGTTTTGATGATGGTGCGTGCCATTTAGCAGAAAAAGTAGGTGGAATCGATAACCGATGAGGGTTCTAGTGTATCACACATCGGTGGGTCAGTCTCTGCCCCAATTTGTCGGGCAAAGTCAGTTAAGAAGTCATGCTCCGCAAATAGGTGCATGTATGTTTCACGAACAATGGATGAAAGAATACCCATGTCAGTAGCACGACATAAAACCGAGTCGTGTATGAAGGAAATCGGAGCGTCGAAGCGGAGTGCAGATAAGTGGAGGAGGCTAGCATCAAGAGAATGTATCAGATTGGGCGCTGTTGCGTTCTTATGGTGAGACTTATCAACTTTATCACTTTCATCTGTTGCAACTTTGATCTGGCATCTTCCAAGTAACTGTAACTCAATGTCCTTAACTACAGGTTTCATCAGTCTTTGAGTGACGACAAACCCTGAAGGTGTAGTCCATGTTAACTCAGTCAAACCTCGGTCGATAGCTTTACCGACCTCCAATTCAATCCATGCCATGACTTCCATAGGACCAGGAACAATGATGTCCATGGCATCACGTACAGCCTTGACAGTAAGAGTCAGATCATCCTTACTAACTTCAACACCCTTTTCCTTAAGTGCTTCACGAATGTAGCCACGGTTGGAAAAAGGTTTTGCGTTGTAAGGTACGGTCATCACTACACGTTTGACAGTTTTTCTGTCCATGTAGGGTTTGATTGAGTCTGGTACATGTGGGGTAGCTTGTTTAGCCACCACTTTGTACGCATCCTGAGGCTTGTCTGAAGGTAAAACATTGACAAGTTTAGCGGTTGAGGCATCTCGTGCAAGTCCTGCAAGTATCTGAAGACCACTGCAAGTAGCATCTGTAGCTACAGGCAGACTTGTAAAATGACGATCACAATTAATGACACAATGGTAATACTCATCACATGCAGCCAGAAATTGCCATGGCTCATCTGCGACCTCCCATTCCGAAAGGTTACCGATTGGATCCAGTGCGACCTTGCTGATGAGTGTGATGTTCTCACGTGTCCATGCGAGTCGTTCTTTCATGGTGGCTTTGTCGAAACCGAAAGTAGTAGCGACTTGAAAAGCTAACCATCCTTCAGCATCAGGTGTCATGTACGACTGTACATGAAACTTAAGTAGGGACTTACCAAAATCTGTATCTTGGGGTGTCAAGAATGCAGGGATTGGATACGCCCTTCCACGATAATCAAACGACCAAGGGATAAACCACTTAGCATGTTGTTTGAATATCTTAACTGCGTTCATTGTCATACGTGTACGACACGACTTCATGAACGCTTGTGCGTTGATGTTACATACCTCAGCAGCCCTTCGTCTATAGTCCTTGCGAGATTCTTTATTCTCTGCAATATCTACAGGCTTGGGTGGTAGTGGTATCTCTACAACAGGGATGAACTTACCTACCGCAATACCACGTTCTTGAAGTGTCTCAGCGACATTTACAATAAATGGATTGAGTGTATATGCAACCTTCTGAATCTTGTTCAAAAAGTTGATAGGTGTTTCTCCCTGTATAAGGCAGGGTGCTGCACGCCTAACCATGTCATGCCCTCGCATAACCTCGTTAAGCAAGTACCCGCCTGGTGTTTCGTTAGTCCAGTCGTTTGGTTCGATGAGCATTGGCCATGCCAGTGGGCTGAACATTTCAGCGCTGGTCACTACCTGGTCCTTGATAGATAAGAACTCAGGTGTAGGCACCACGTAGTTGTAGGTCTTACGACCCTCACGACGTGTCTCACGCATAAACCAGTTTGACGCTTCACATACACAATCTAGCAACCAACCGCCTAATTTGACACGGTTAGCAATACCCCAACACGTCCAATGAGGCACATCAAAGCGGTTCATCAGAGTAGTGATGACCTTGACCTTTTGGTGCGTACCTATGGACTTGTGAAAGTAATTCTCCTTGATTGTGTGCAGAAGTCCAGGCACATGCTGCTCATAATAGCGCATCATGAGCTCATTTTCTACAGCTTGACCGATTGAATCAGTCACATTCTGTAGCTGTCCGCTACGTGGTTTGGAGCTAAACACTTTATCAAAGATAACCTTTGATGTAATGGCCGCGGCTGCTTCAGGCTCTAAGTCCTTGAGCAGTAGCTTAATCTCCTTGAAGTGTTGTCCTACAAAGCCGCGCTTTGCACGTGCAGCTGTCTGTTCAATGCGCTCAACCACAAGCGGGATGAGTTGTTGAATAGACGCCACACCATACACGCTGGCTGATGCGTAGTCCTTGCCCTCTAGTTTGTCTGTGTTGTCACGTAGTTGTTTGAGTCCTTGAGCTATTTGTTCACGCTCAAGTTTTACTTGCCTGTCAATTTCTGCTGGTGTAGCCAATCACTCCTCTAGGTAATGTGTATTCAAGTCATCAAACATCTGTTCTTGCATAAGCTCAAGAACCTCTGCCTGATGTGGGTGTTCTTCAAGTTCGTTGATCAGTGTATCAACGTGGAATTGGTAGGTGGAATCAGTCATCTGAGGGTGGGTTAGGTCCGACGTAGTGAATCGAGTCATGTGTACATACGGTAAACTCATGTGTTTTAGCGTCCATGAGATCGAGCACTTTCTGCTCAGCCGCATGCTGACGCTTATAGACAAACTCTTTTGTCTTACGTGTTTTGAGGTTAGTAGCTCGAATGATGCAGGCAATGTCGGAGGGTAACTCCCAACCGGCAACCTTCCATTCCATCACCTCCTCAAAAGTATGTTGTTGGAACGCTTCATCTGGAGCGTCCTTGTACATCTTCCAGTTGCTTGGAAAGTACGGTTTTTTACCATTCATCAGTTAACCTCACATCAATAAGTACAGCGTCTCTATCCTCGGACAATTCCAAGGCATGCCATGCGGCTTCCTCAGCATTGGCGGCGAGAATATATGTAGGATCGTCGCTGGATAGAGTGACAATATACTCACGTAGTGGATGGTTTAGGTTTAGGCTTGCGCCTGCGAGCTGGTCGAGGCTTAGGCTTTGGAATGAATGTGTCACGTTCGGCTAGCTCCTGATAGATAGGTGTCCATTTGTGATCTGGATAGTAATGCAGCCAGCACGCGATTGCGTTCTTGATGAACCAATCGTCATCCAAAGATTTAGCGTTTGCCATAATACTTGGAAGTGATACGGTTTGCACGTTGCCAGATGATAGCTGTTGAGAACAGCCCGACCATGCCGATGATGGCAAAGATGATGTTAGTTTCAGACCAGATCATACAAAAACATCCTCATAGATAGCAGCGTTGTTGGATACAAACGACACAGGTTTCATGAATGTCCCTGAAATGTACCCAAGAGCATCTAAATCAATGCCAGTGTGCGTGTCAAGCTGAATCCTACCGTCAAGTGATGATAAGTTCTTGCACACAACAGGGCGGTGATAGTACTTGTCAGTTTGGATCATTTGCAGAGTGTAGGGTTTGTTTGGCACAGCGCTTCCATGCGCTTGAGTTGATGCGATTGCATCCAGTCAGCTAGTGACAGCCCAACGTGAGCTGCCACAAGCAGGAACAAAAAGATCAGTGTGACTCTCACGCAAAAACCTCCAAGTGTGGCATGACACGTCCTTGAACGAGACGTGAGACGGTGATTGTAGCACCGTGCTCCTCAATACTCCAGTCAAAGGCAGCATCAACTGCCTCTGCTTCAGTGTTGAACCATTCTTCATCAGGTCCATGGGAAATCACGAACATTTGTCAGCCTCCGCTTTTTTTACAATTTGATCACCGAGTTTGTCCTGCTGTTGTCGCAGATCCTCGATGCGTAAGCCTAGTGCATCGTAGTTGGCAGCCATGTTGGCGACCTTGATACACTGTGCAATCATACACTTTTCAATCTCCTCACCAGCATTGTGGTAAGTCCAGAACCAGCCTTCACCGTCAGACGTTGTAGCGTCCTTGAGTGTTTTGTCTAGCTTGGGTGATGTGTCCTCGAAGTCATAAGACTTCTCACGTACAACATCCAAAGCGTGCATCATGTTGTTGATTTTACGCATGGCACGACACTGTTTGATGTTGATGTTGCGCCGTTCTTTATGAGCGTCGCCAATCTTCTCATCAAACGCTTTGTACTTTGGATCTGCGTTTTTGAGTGCGTAGGCAGTCATGTAGTCCATGTTAAAAAAGCAGTGGGGTGAAAGGTCAGATACGCTCGAAGGTGTGTCCTTGAGTGAACTCTTGGCGTTTGTCGTGCTTGTCGCTCACATACCACACGAAGTCATCTTGATATACACCGTTGGTGTAACCGTCCGTGAGTCCGTTGATGAGTGCGTTCAAGCGGGATTTGGTAGTGTTGGACTGCCACCCGCCATCGTACACCTGCAAGGTGTCCTTGTCAACAACTGCGATCAGGTTGTTGTGCAAATACACACACCACACCTGTCGAGATGGTGAGTACATGACACGGGTGTTGGAGTTGTGCCAGTCCTTGCGCTCGCTGATGATAGCGTGGCACATCTGTTGTTCAATCTTTCGCATAGTTGGTGCGTCCATGAAGGACGGAAATGATGAGTGTGACAAAAAGACCCCGCCGAAGCAGGGTCCATGAGATCAGAAGGAATCGCCTGTGATGAACCAGGCACGCATCTCTAGATACATCCAGCATGCATACTCTTTGAACTCTTGCAGTGTCCATGACTTATCATCAAAGGACAGCTGTTCGGAGATGTATGCACTAGCTGATTGTGCAAAGTTGTCATTACAATACTCATCAAGATCGTCCATGATTTGATCTTCGTACTTGCCGAACATCTCATGCAAGTCTGATGAGTACGTGAATCCATGAACACCAGTGTTGGCGCCATGGTTCACTATGTCCCTGAGTTCGTCAGTATCGAACTCCTCACCCAGGATGATGTGGGTGACGGGCAATGCGACTGTCATGTGTGAGTCCATGTATGTACAAGTATGGCACGCAAGGTGCCAACGCCTGACCAGGGGATTCGATCCCCCGGCATCACGCGGTGATCAGGCAGCGCTACCGTAGCAGCGAACACGTGAGTCCTTGAGCACGTTGTTAACGAACTTGCCCAGGCTGTGTGCGGGATCGAGCATGAACTGCACACAAGCGCGGCGGCTCACGTTCTCGTAGTTGTAGAACCCTCCGTTCTTGAATTGAACTGAGGCAGTACCGCGCCAGGGATTGACGAGCATGCCTGAGACAGCTGTGCTGTTCAGGTCAATGCCGGCAATGTATGCGGTGTTCTTGTTGAAAAACATGTTGATGATGTGTAAGTTGGTGGGTCCATGAGACCCAAGACACACAGCCCGACTCGAACGGGCAGGGCGCCGGTGCACCGTGTGTGTACGCCATGAACAATTGGGCGTGTGGCTCCGCCATTGTACACGTTGTTACACCTGCTAGTTAGCCAGCGGAGCAAGTATCCAACACACCGAAGGTGTGCAGCCCAATCGCCGGGCAAGGTCGCCGCTGTCAGCAGTCAAAGTTGTCGAGGTGCCGAGGGTAGAGATCTGATGGTTGAAAGATCGAGAACTCTCCTCACCCTTTCAGGGAGAGTTCGAGTATCTCAACTATCAAATCAGATCTCCCTTTGACTATAGCGCCGAATCAGCCCAAATCACGGTGGACAGTTGACCAAGCTCCACATCACACCACCAAACCCCAGTCATACCAAGGGACATCACCGAATCTTATCAGTGCATTGCTGACTCATAACCGTAGGTTAACTGGCCGACAGATCGCGCAATATTAACACGCGTAACATGGGCGCGGTAGTTAGTTTTGCCCGGTTGAGCCCGGTAAAACCTATCGCGCACGCGGTTTAGCCCGGCAAAAACCAAGATCACTACTGCGTAGTGCTGGGCAAAACCGGGCAAAACTGGGGGTGCCGGGGGGAAAACCGTCCATGCTACCACGCTATATGGGTAGACAAATTTTTGTCAATTTTTAACAGGTACTCTTTCTCGGTGTAATACGGTTCATTCCCGATAAAATCCCGTGCATCCTGTACATATGGCGGTAACCACTGGTGCACGGGTAGACAATACTGCCAATTAGCGGGTTGAGCGCAGTTTACAACCACAACACTGAAGAATGCTGTGACATAATTATAGAATGTAAGCATGTTAGTCGTTATCTGTAAGTTTTGGGCAGTACCATGGTTGGCAACTTACTTCTTCTACAGGATATTTGGCGTTTACTGGTATTTCAACGCCACATTCCTTACATACAATAATTTTAACTGGATCTAACTCAAAATCACCACATAGCTCCATAAACTTTAGGGAAATAAGCCCGGATAATGTTTTTACACTGCAATGCAATGCGTTTGTGTTCTTCTTGTGTACCGTTAGCGCACCTTAGCTCACAATAGTGCATCCAAGACCGCAATGTGCCGTTCATATACAGCTTTGTAGGACTTGACATAGGCAACACCTCACGAGCACACTCTTTAGCTACTCCAGCCTCCAACATCTCGTTATACAGGCGTTGTGACATATCATATAGTTGCTGTGTCTTGACTTGAAAGTTTTGCACAACAAATCTATCCATATCATCAATACTGTTTTGCCGGTTAACCGTGTCTTGCCGGCGTAGATCGGGTACAACCGGGCTATCTGCTACTACTGCGTAACGCTGGCTAAACTCTTGAAAGCTGAATGATCTGTGCCTAAGGATTTGAGCTGCAATAGATCGTGTCGTGTGTATCTCAACACACATGTTTACCATCTCAAACGGTGACCAATGTTTATGTTTGATCAGGTAATTAATTAACTTAGCACTGGTCTCAGTGTTGTTTTGATTGTTTGGATTTGATACACGTGCCATATAAGCGACGAGATCGTCACCTTTGGGTGTAGAGTGGATGTAATTGACGTGGTGCATACAGTAGTAAACTTGTTGTGGTGGTGACAGTTGTATAAATACACATGTCTCTTAGTAATCTAGTTACAGTAGTAAAAGGGACTCCGAAGAGTCCCCGGTACAGAAAGTCGGGTCCACCCATCCCTTCCCTCTGTATAAGGCAGGGAGCTGGCTAAACCCAGGTAGGAACACCGTTTTTAGGGTTACCCCTAGCCTTTTGTCGTTGTTCTAAATTCATACCCAAGACAAGATGGTTAGCACTACCTTCTGGATCTTCTATGGTAGACTTAAGGAGGTCGTTCCATTCATCACGTTTACGTTGTTTGACGGCTTCTTGGGCAGAGATACCCATAGCATCTGTGAAGTATTTGACACCTTGGGCTAGGCAGTCAATCCTGTCGTCGTGTCTAACCGCACCTTTTTCCATGCACATTCTACTCATTTGGTAAAACAACATGTACATGAGTCGTTTTTCAGGAGCTTCGTCTTTGTTGGAGGTGTAATCCCAATCAATAACAGAGCGGTCAATAACAAGCCTATGCTGATTAAGAATGGGCTCAAGAGCGTCAATAATTCTTTGTTCTTTACGTAGTGTAGCTCGGACTTCTTCGACACCTATAGCCTGTTTAGTTTGTAGAAGGTGTTTTTTAAACAGTTCCGCAACGATTCCATCGCCAAAGTTTGTTTCTATAACAAGTTTGGTTACTCCATACTTTTTACACCCTCGGAGAATGTCCAATAGCGTCGTGTCAGAGTATCCATCTCTGTAAGCTCGCATCTCGTGCACATACAGAAAACCGTTTCGTTGGGAGATATAAGCTGCTGCTGTCTCATCTGAGCCTCTACCCGACGGATCAACTGAGCAGATTGTTTCTGAGTAAGGGTGCCATTCACCCTGTAACTGCATTGGACTGTAGAAATAATCTCCAGGTAAGCCGACAGTGGGAGCGTCCCGAATGACATTCTTGGGATCGCTGCACCAGATGACGGAATCAGGAGCAGTAGTGGGGTTAACAGAGGTAACCACCAAGTCTTGCATTTTAAGCGGGAACTTGTCAGCGTCGCTAAGGGACGTGTCAAGCATGAATTGCAGCATAAAATTGCTGCGTCCCATTGCCGCTTCACGTTCGATAAGATCATTGTCATCAAACCGGTCAGGGTCAGTTACATCCCACGCCTCAGCACCCATATCGATGTCTTCTTGTAGCTGTGGAGCTATAAGACCTTCGTAATTATTGAGCTTACGTGGGACGCGTGCAGGCCACACAAACGGTCTGTAGTTGCGTTCTGCAAGCTTACGATAGATCGTAAAAACCGTTTGGGGGGTGCCAAGGTACATAATGCGGGAGTCATCCTTGGGTGTAAGGATAGACTCCGCTTCAGTACAGAGT